AAGTAGGCCAATTGTTATGGCCTGATCAATCTAAGAGCAAAGGGTTTGCAGAGAGCGAAAAATTTATTGCTTTATGCGAATATATTAGTGATGAGTTCCCCTCTGTTACAGGTACACGGGATGATGCCGCTGGCGAAAAATACACACCTCCGCATATACTTACCACTGCAATAAAAAGATTAAATAAAGTTGCCGCTAAAGAATTTGATATTAATAAATTAAATTTGCAAGATAAAAAATGCATAGAAAGATTAATTACGTTTTTACATAGCCCTAGATTCTTACAAGTTATTAATTCTTACATAACAAAACAAAGTAGAGAACTTTTTGAAGCAGAGTATATTCGCAGCACATGGGATAAGCCAGACTTAACTTCAGATGAATTAAATTTGTATGTCAATGTATGTATGGATTATGTAAACCTTAAAGAAATAGAGCAGCATAAACAAAAATTAAATTTAATGTTTGATGATGCCGAAGGGCAAAACGAGCTGACAATGAGGTTAACTGAAATGCTTAAAACAAAAGCTGAAGAGTATAATCAATGCATCAATCGTATTGATAAAATGTTAGCCAAACTTAATGGTGAAAGAGCAAAAAGGGTTGCAAATCAACAGCAGCGTAATGCTTCTATCATTTCGTTAGTTCAACTTTTTCAAGACGAAGAAGAAAGAAAATTGATGATCAAAATGGCCGAAATGCAAAAACAAGTTGTGAGAAAAGAAGCTGATGAGTTAGAAAAAATGTCTGATTGGAAAGCCAGAGTATTAGGTATTAGCAAAGAAGATGCAATATAATGGAAAAAGTATGTACTATAATTTACCCTTGCGCTGAATGTGGAAAGGAATTTTCAAGCCGGGCTTCTTTGCATAAACATATTAAACAGCATGATTTAAATTTAGCGTCTTATTATACAAAGTATTACCCTCGGATAAATAAATTAACTGGAGAACCTCTTCCTTTCAAAAGATACGAAGAGTATTTCGAAAGAGATTTTTCAACTAAACAGCAATTATGGAAGTGGTGTGAAGAAAATCCTGCTGCGGAAGTTCAAAAATACATTCTTTATTTATTAAAACAAAGGCATTGTAAAAAACAAAGGCAGTACGGTCCTTTTCATTTAGAAACTGCGAATTCTTTTCTTCCTTCTTTATCTATTTATAAAAGATTATGGGGAAGTTATAATGCAGCCTGTGAAGAAATAGGTTGTGAGCCTCTTTACAATAAAAATTTACCGCGCAATTTTTTTACTTTCCCGTTACCTGCGGATTTAACTATTGCCATAGACACGCGAGAACAAAAACCTTTAAATTTTGAAGGCTGTACTAATGAAACTCTTAAGCTAGACATAGGGGATTACACCGTTTTAGGAGAGCATTATAATTATACTTTTGTAGATCGAAAATCTGGAAATGACTTGCAAGGAACTTTAGGTAAAAACAATATAGAAAGATTCAGGAGAGAGGTGGAGAGAGCGCAAGAAATGGATGCTTATTTATTTATAGTTGTAGAATCTAGCGTTGAAAAAATAATTAAAGAAAATAAGATATTTAATCGTCGCTCTAATATTGATTATACTCTTAGACAAATAAAAGATATTTGTCATGATTATCCTAGAGTATGTCAATTCATTTTTGTAGAAAATAGGCAAAATGCCTCTTACATTATACCGCGACTTTTATTATCTGGAAAAAATATTTGGCAAACTGACATGCAATATTTTTGGGACACACGAGAACAATGAGCTGGCAAGAGGGAAATCAAAGCAGAAGCGATCTGAAACTTAGAAGCAATAAAGAGCTCCTAAAAATTGAAGGATTTTTAGAAGAACGAGAGGCTAAACTAGCTCTTTATGAATTTTTAAGAAACAACACTACATTTGCCACCGACTTGCTGTTGGGAGTTAAGCTTTTTCCTTTTCAACACATGGCGATTAAATCTATGTTTGAGACGGATTATTTCTTAGGAGTGTGGAGCAGGGGGATGTCTAAATCCTTTACTACTGGCATTTTTGCTGCTTTAGATGCAGTACTCAATCAAGGAGTAGAAATAGGAATTCTTTCTAAATCTTTTCGACAAGCGAAGATGATCTTTAAAAAAATTGAGGATATCGCTAATAAACCTGAAGCAAGTTTTTTTAGACAGTGTATTACTAAAACTTCTAAAAATAATGATGAGTGGCTCATGGAAATCGGAGCAAGCAGGATTCGAGCTTTACCCCTTGGAGATGGTGAAAAACTTCGTGGTTTTCGTTTTCATAGAATTATTATTGATGAATTTTTATTGATGCCCGAAAGAATTTATAATGAGGTTATAGTGCCCTTTTTGTCTGTAGTGGAAAACCCTACTCAGCGTGATGATTTATTTAAATTGGAAAATCGGCTGATAAAGGAAAACAAAATGAAAGAAGAAGATAGACATGTTTGGCCTAATAATAAATTAATAGCGCTATCTTCAGCTTCTTATAAGTTTGAATATTTATATAAACTTTACAATCAGTTCGAGTTCTTGATAGCTAGTGAGCAACAAAAAGATAAAGCTTCTCGTTGTATTATGCAATATAGTTATGATTGTGCTCCGAAGCAATTATATGATGAAAATCTGATTAATCAAGCAAAGGCGACAATGAGTCAATCTCAATTTGAGCGGGAATTCGGCGCTATATTTACTGATGATAGTTCTGGTTATTTTAAAACGAGTAAAATGGCACTGTGCACCGTTCCTGATGGAGAGTTGCCGTGCATAGAGGTTCAAGGAGATCCTGATTCAGAATATATTTTAGCCTTTGATCCATCATGGTCTCAAACAGAAAGTTCTGATGATTTTGCTATTCAAATTTTAAAGCTCAACCAAGAAGAACAAAAAACTACATTAGTCCATAGTTACGCTCTATCAGGAACTTCTTTAAAAAATCACATAAAGTATTTTTTGTTTTGCTTAGAGAACTTTAATATTATTGCAGTTTGCGGGGATTACAATGGCGGAGTTCAGTTTTTGCAAGCATGTAATGAAAGCGACACATTTAAACAAAAAAATATTAAATTACAGACTTTAGAAGTAGGCTTAGATAAACCAGAAGAGTACCAACGAGATCTACAATCTTATAAAAATCAATATAACAAAGAATCTTACAAATACGTAATACTACGTAAACCAACAAGCAATTGGATTCGTCAGGCAAATGAGTTGCTTCAAGCTAATTTTGATCATCGTCGACTTTATTTCGCAGGGCGAGCAATTGACGATTCTTATACCAAGCAAAAAAATAAAAACATAAGTATACAAGATCTTAAATTCTTAAGAACAAGCGAAGAAAGCAAACAAACTATTGGAGCTAAAATGATTGATTTTATCGAACATCAATCTGATATGATAGAATTAACTAAAAATGAATGTGCTCTTATCCAGATTACTACCACCTCTCAAGGCACTCAAACTTTTGATTTACCTTCAAATTTACGACGTCAGACTGGACCAGATAAAGCACGAAAAGATTCTTATTCTGCATTGGTTTTAGCTAATTGGATGGCAAAAGTCCACTTTGATTCTAATAATGTACAAGAAGAAGATGTTATAGAAACATTCGTTCCTGAGTTTATAATGTAAAGAAATCAACTTTAAAAGTCACTTTCATAACTTTAAGTGTAATTTATTTTTAACATGGCTGAAAAACGCAAATATACGAAAAGGTCCGACTATTGGAACAAATTCAAAGAGCAAGAAAAAAAATACTTTGAAAGTATGTCGCAAGCAAGCGCTGGCGGCTATCAGCCGGAGTTGCTTGGAGAGTCTTTCTATAATTATGAGTCTAAAGCGTACACTCGTTCGGGAGGACCTAGTGCGAGCACTGGTACTCGTCGTAATAATATTGCTATCGCCCCTAAGCTATTCAAGTACGCTAACATTCGTGCTGGGATGCTCCCTTATGAATATGCTTTAGATGGAGTTAATGTTAGAGATGCGATAGAATTAACTCAAAAGGCTTATGCTAATATAGCTGTGTTTAGAAATGCAGTAGATATGATGGCGGATTTCGCTAATTCTTCTTTATACTTAGAAGGGGGTAGCGCTAAATCTCGGGCCTTTGTGAACGCTTGGCTGAAGAAAATAAAAATTTGGAATCTGAAAGATCAATTTTTTAGAGAGTTTTATCGTAGTGGAAATGTATTTTTATACACAATAGAAGGAAAAATTAATGTACAAGATTTTGCTAAGGTAAGAAACTTTGGTTTAACTTTAAAAACTAACAAATTACCCGTTAGGTATATTTTATTAAATCCTTTTGATATTATAGCTAAAAGAGCAACTTCTTTTGATGTGGGTCTTTATGCTAAAGTACTTAGTGAGTATGAAGCAGAAAGACTAAAAAATCCTAAAACTGACGAAGATAAAGAGCTTTATGAGGCTTTAGATCCAGAGATAAAAAAAGGACTAGATAAAGATTCTTGGGCAATGAATGGGTTAAAAGTACAGTTAGATCCAGAAAAGTTAAGATACGCTTT